CCGCCGCGCCGCCATTGCCTCCGCCCGAGATCGTGCCATTGGCACCCGGATTGCCGTTGCTGGTTGAGCCGTAGCCACCGGCTCCGCCCAGGCCATTGGGATAGCCGCCGCCGCCGCCGCTGCCGCCATAGCCCTCGAACTCCGGTTCAGTCGGGGTTCCGGTGTTGACGAACGCGCCGTCCCCGCCCGCACCGCCACCGCCGCCGGCAATGAGCTCGCCGCCCGAATTGATCGTGACACTCATCGGCACGCGGCAGAAGACACCGTCGCCGCCTGCGGCACCATTCTGACCGCTGGCGCCATCGCCACCATTGCCGCCATGGCCGCCGCCACCGATGACCTTGCCGCCGCTCTGGATCACAAGCGCAATCGAGATCGCATAGGTCGATGTCGGCCAGGTGCCGCTATCGATCGCGCGGCCAGAACCGGACACGCCCTGAATGGTGACACCGTTCGGCACGTTGAAAGTGATCGTGGCGTCGGACATGCCGGTATAGCCCGCCGCATCGGCGAGGCTCCGCAGGTTCGCGCCCGACGACGACGAGGTGAGATTGATGGTGTCGGAGAACGCCCCCGGCGGGGTGGCGGGTTCGCCCGGGCTTCCCGGCGCGGCCAGCACATCCCAGAAGCCATTGGCCTGATCGGTGCCGGTCGGAGCCTTGTTCACGGCGGACGTCACCGTCAGGATGTACGATCCGCCGCCGAAGGTGACCGTATCGCCCAGATAATAGGTCGTGCCAGCCTCATAGCCGCCGCGATAGCTGAACGCGCTCAGGCGCTCGGGTGCCGACCAAGCCGACAGCAGCGCGCCAGCTGCGCTCTTGGTGGCGATCGTCATCCAAAGGGTTTCAGTGCCCGGCGGCAGAACCTCGAACCATCCGGAAGGTTCTGCCGCCACTGGCGTTGCTGGACGTTCAAACGAGCGCCGAAACTTGATGTCCCGGTAATTCCCGTTGACGCCGTCCACCCCGTTGCCCCCGGGATTGCCATCTTCGCCATCCTCACCGTCAAGGCCGTCAGCCCCGCGGAAGCGCGTCCAGGTATAGGCGCTGGGCGTCGTGCCTTCCGTGGGCGTCGATTGGTTGTAGGCGATGCCGATGTAGAGCCGGTTGCCCGGCTCGCCGGTCGTGAAATTGCTCGTACCGTCGGCGCTGTCCGCATAGGCGATCCAGGTATAGGACGGCAGGCCGGTTCCGACCGCGAGCGCGTCGATCTGGGCCTTGAGCGTGGCAAAGGCGGCCTCGATCTTCACGAACTCGGCATTGACCGTGGAGGCCTTTGCGCGCGAGAAATCCGAGATCGGCGAACGGTTATAGGGGTTGCTCATGGCTTCCTCCGGCGCGGGCTGAACCGCACGGTATAGGCCTGCAGCACATGCGCGCCTTCGGTCTTCGCGCTCTTGCAGGCGAAGATGAAACTGGCATTGCGCCCGAACCCGTCGATATCCGCCTCGGCGATCCCCTCGCTCGGGCTCGACCAGAAAAACTCGTTCCAGCTGTCCAGATCGAAATTGCCGCCGCCGCCCTGCACGAGGAAATCGAGCCCTTCACCGGACCCGACGACGTCGAAATCCTTGTTGCCGCTGATCGGGCTGGTGCCATCGCCGTAATTGTACTGCGCCATGATGCCGAGGCGCGTCAGGGGCTGCGCCTGCAACTCGACAGTGACCTTGCGAAAGCGCTTGTCCTGCATCGAGCTCTGGAAATGGTTGTACGGGCTCATCACGAACCCCTGAACCCCGGTGCCGTCGAAGCTCGGGCCACTGTCCATGCGATAGACATAGCCATCCTCGCCGCCGATGAAGATGCCCTCGGTGCCATCGGCCAGCTCGCAGGTGGTGCCGCAATATGGCTGCATGCCGCCGAGATCGAACGGAATCGCCTCGGGGGTCTTGCCGCCCATATAGACCGACAGGCCGGTGCCGTCGGACCAGTAGAGCCGATAGTGCGTCTTCGACCGGCTAACGAGCGACAGAACCGGCACCGCGCCGGCCTTGCGCTTCACCCGGAAATAAGGCTCGATCAGCGCCGACAGGGTGCCGGTCTTGAAATTGCCGAAAGCCTGGGTGGCGCGCAGGTCGCGCAAGCCCCGTCGATCGAGATAGACCGTGGTGCCGACCCGCTGCGCCGTCCAGGCATCCGCGCCCGCCTCTTCGGTAAGCTCTGCCAGGGCGAAGCTCTCCGCATCGCTGCCATTGAGGATGCTGATCTTCTGCTGGCCGAACAGCACGACGGCGGTTTCGTTGGCCTGCACGACGTCGGTAACCTCGCTGCCGAATCCGATTTCGCCCGCGCCGAGGGTCACATCGAACAGGACCGGCTCGCCGATGCCGGAAAACTGCACCGACCCCCCGGGGAAGGTGAAGCCCAGATGGTTGGCCATCTCGAACACCCGCGTCGGCTGATCGTTCGGCATACCGGTGCGGATCGGCACATAATGGGTGCCATCGAACTCGAACCCGTTGGAAACCCCGTTTGCGCCGTACATCGAGCGGCGCTCAGCCGCGCCGTAGAAATTGTGGTTGATCGTGTGGAACTTGCCGCCAGGCTGGATGCGTATCTGCGAAGCGGTGCCGGCACGCGCGACATTGGCGGCCGACTGCACCAGCGTCTCGCCGCTTGTGAACGGTCCCGACAGGCCGGAAAGGACCAGATAACCCGCCGCGCTCGATCCCCAGTCACCGCTCTGGCGAATGACGCGGCGCACCGTGGCGACAGCGCCGGAACTTGCGCCCGAGATATTGACGCCCTCGGCAATCTCGACCAGCCCCTGATCGAACAGCATCAGGGTGCCTAGCGTAACCTGAACCCAGCCAGCCGCGGTCGCGCGCCACATATCGCAATAGGTCGCGCCGACATTATCGCGCCAGGCATAGATGATACCGCCAAGCTCCGCGACACCGCGCACCGGGCCCGAGCCCGGCACCTTGGCGATGAGCGAGCGCTGATAGTCCTGAGCCGCCTCGGTGTACGTCTCGTCGAGCGCGGCGGTATCGGCGCTGTTCTCGGCTGCAGGGCCAGCCGCAAGCGCGCGCAGTGTTGCCGAGGCTAGCAGCTGCTCGTTGTCCTGAAAGGTGCCGCTGACATTGCCCAGCACCAGCGTACCGGCGCCCGTGCCCGACCAGTTGCCGGTGAAGCCCACTGGCTCGAGCAGAACAATCCCGGTCGCGCCGGACGTGCCGCCAGTGATCGTCATGCCTGCGGTGATCGCCGACACGCCGGTATCGAAAGGCAGCAGCCAGTAAGAGCGCGACGAGGGCGAGCCGCGCCCGTCGAATCGCTCGTAGCCATCAACGCGCCCATAGCCTTCGGCCAGCGGCTCGTAGTTGAATCCCGAGCGCAGGCGGCCAGGCGGCAGTGCCAGCGCCGCGCTGACCACATCGAGGCCGCCCGCGAAGGCAAAGGATCGATCCTGCATCACAGCGTGATCGCCTCGTCCCGGTCATTGATCAGGTCGCGCAGGCCCTGCGTAAAGTTGCGCTGCGCGGTCTGGATCTGGATGGTCGCCTCGTCGTTCTCGGCCAGCAGCAGCAGAGCCTTCCACACGATCGTCATGTGGTGCTGTGCCGCACAGCGCGGAACATCGGTGTCGGCCACCAGCGTCTGGGCACCGCGCGTATAGCTTCCGCGCACGATATAGGCACGGTCAGGGGGCGGGCCGAAGCAGATGCGATTGTCATAGTCGAACGCATAGATGTTCGGCTGATTGCGCTCGGGTGTGCCGCGATCAAAATCGACCTTCCATCGTTCATAGCTGTTGAAGAACAGCTCCTTCTCGTTGCCTTGGCTTCCCGTCTCGTAGATCGAATAGGGGTTGAAGGTTGGCGTCGGGCGGGCCCAGCGGCTGAAATCGGTAATGCCGAGCTGCGCGGCGGTGTAGCGGGTCTGGCCGATCGTGAGCGCGTGGGAAAACTCGCCACGCTGCCAGGGCCAATCGGTCCGGCCTGTCTGGATCTGCCGCCACGCCTCGGCGGTCCAGTAGACGATCTTCTCCTGCCGGTCGGTCGGCGGGTTCACGACAGTCGAAAGCCGCTGCGCACGTTGCACCGTGCCGGATTCGCGCTCCACATGGTTCACGAGTTCGAGGAAGGTGGGCATGTGCGCAGCGGCCTTGCGAGTTAGAGCGTCGCGTCCTTGGTCCGCGCGAACCAGGCGTCGATCTCTTCCTGGCTCGGCATGGCCTTGACGTTGAAATCATAGGACTGCTGCTCGACCCATTCGCGCAGCGGCAGGCCGGTGACAGGGTTGATCTCGTCGAGCTCGATCGACACCTTCTCGACCGCGTCGAGCATGACCAGATAGAAGCGGTACGGGATCTGGACCGGGACGCCGCGCTGGATCTCGATGGTGTCGCCGTTGCAGGTCACGAACACCCGCTTGGCGCGGCGCTTGTCGTTGGTCCGCATCACCTCGAGCGTCACCTTGGGATCGAACCGGAAATGCTGGCCCGGACGTCCCGCCGGGATCTTCGCATCGCTGTCAGCGAGCTTCACGCCTTTGGGCGTGACCGGCGCGGCAGGCGCATCTTCCACCAGATCCTCGGGAACCTCGATCTCGGCAAGGTTGGGCGAAACCGCGTGGATCTTGCCGATGATGTTGGCAGCGCTGGTGCCCTTCTTGATGTCGTCGAGGCCTAAAACAGCACTGGCGTACCAGCGCAGCTGTGCCGGGCTGGCATCAGCGATGCTCACCTTGGTTTTCGTCGTCATGGTCTACTCCTTCACTCTGCCGGGGGTTCGGCGGTCAGCTTGGCGATGGCTTCGAGAACGCCCTTGCGGGACTGTTCGCGATCGGTTTCGGCGGCGAGAACGGCGGCCAGCTGCTCGGGCGTCAGGCCTTCCAGGCGGGCGGTGACTTCCGGAATGGTGCCATTGATCACCGCCTCGGCGTCGAAACTGGTGGTGCCGGAGAGCTGCGACCCAGTCTCCCCATCCTCTCCGGCACCGGCGCTCAGACCCTCTTCCCCAAGCGGATCGATCGCCATTTCGTCTTTGATCTCGGGAAGCGCGCTGATGCTGTAGCCGCCGTCCTCGAGCGCGATCTTGAACGGCTCGGGCATGCGCGTCGGGGTTGCGCGCTGCACCTTCATGGTGATGCCGTTGACGGTGACAGGGATAGCCGCGTCGGCGCCAGTGCCTACGACAGTGACCAGCCAGATCGGCTCGCCTGCGAAATGGGGAAATTCTGCCATGGGGATTGTCCTCTACTGGGTGGAAAGGTGGGGCAGGCCGACAAGGGGTCAGCCGGCCTGCCCATAGGCACGCGGTCAGACCGCGTTGCGCATCGCGACGTAGCGGAAGGTTTTGCCGCTCTCGGACAGCGCGCTGCCGACAGTGAAGCCCTTGCCGACGCTCGACGAACCCGAATAGCTATCGATGCCGTTCGAGGTGATCAGCGACAGCCCCGCCGCCCCGCTCGTGCCGGAGTCGACGACGTTGATGGCCTGCAGCGCGTCGCCGGCGCCGAAGCCGTTGAACCATTCCCAGGCAATGTCGCCGTCCGTGGCGTTGATCACGCGCACATAGTCGGGCACGAAACCCAGCTCGATGTTGATGGCAGCGCCGGTGCCGG